ATGTACTTTACTAAAGATGATATAAAACGTATCAAGGAGGCTTCCAAAGGGAAGCTCCTTGATGTTATCGGTGACTTTCACGAACTACGGAAACGGGGTGCTGAATACAAGTGCGAATGCCCCAAATGCCACGGACAGGAAAAGTTACATATTTCTCCGGCCAAACACTTATTCAAATGCTTCAGCTGTCCGGATATAAAGGGCAAAGAACCGCTGGATTATTTGCAGAGGGCGGAAGATATGCAATTTCTGGAAGCCCTTGACTACCTGGCACGCAAATTCAATGTACTACTTGATCCCAAACCGGAGAAAAAGCCAGCCAAGCCTGCTAAAATGAAGAAACAAAGCAAGGAGGCCAAAGGAGAAAGTATTGATACATTCTGCGCCCGTATGCTTGCCGGTAGCGGGCTGACATATCAGGATGTAACGGCACATATCTTCAAAAAAGGAGATACACAGAGTATTTTTGAGGCAAAAACTTTCCGTCCGGGAACCATTGATGAATATGGCAATATCGTTGACGGGGATGATGTCATTATCGAATATTATGATCTGGACGGTATGCCGGTTACCTATATGCGCAAATTACCGGGACGTGGTAAATTGGAGCCTAAAGTGTATTACCGTGTACGGTGGCAATTTCCGGATGAACACAGGGACAAGGAAGGAAAGCCGTTCAAATACAAGTCTCCTGCCGGTAGTGGTACGCCTATATATATTCCGGAACGCATGAGGCAGATGTATAAAAAGAAAGAACAGTTTCCGAGACTCTACATCCAGGAAGGTGAAAAGAAGGCGGAGAAGGCTTGCAAACATGGCATTCCCTCAATAGCGGTTAGCGGTATTCAGAACCTGGGACAGAAAGGGGCATTGCCGGAGGATCTCGTCAAGATTATCACCGCCTGCGGGGTTAAGGAAGTGGCCTTCATCTTTGATTCAGACTGGAATGATCTGTCCAACAATATAAAGTTCAATACTCCTGTTGATACACGCCCCCGGTGTTTTTTCTCTGCCGCCCGAAATTTCAAAGAATACATGCGGATGCTGAAGAACCGCGGTATCATGGTGGAAATATTTATTGGCCACATCAATAAGAATGATGAGGGTGACAAGGGGCTGGATGATCTGTTGGCAAACAAACTGAGCGGCCATGAAGAAGAACTTGCCCAAGATCTGGAATTTGCATGCAATGAGAAATCCGGAACAGGCAGATATGTAGAAGTGTTTAAAATCACTACATGGAATGATCAAAAGCTACGCGAATTATGGAATTTGCACAGTCACGAAAAATTCGCTGAGCAACACCGCGAAGTTTTACAGGAGCTTCCGGAGTTCATCTTTGGCCGGTATGCCTGGAAATTTGACGAAAGCGGCAGGTTGGTATCTGCTCTACCTTATGATGAAGATGAAAAATTCTGGAATGAAGACTATAAGGAAACGAACGGTAACAGAATACCGGTGTTTGAATACGACTATGTGGCCGCCAAAACCTTTTTTCAAAACCGGGGGATCGGGCGATATCGTTTGCTCGATACGAAGCTGTGGACCTACATCCATCTGGATCCGCCAGTAGTGCATACTATTGACGTCGAAGATGCACGCGATTTCATGTTCGCTTTTGCCGAACAGAATTGCAGCCGCTTTGTCAATAATCAGTTACTCAAGGGAGGCTCGCAATATGTCGGACCCTTCCAGATGTCAAGACTTGCTTTCATCCAACCCAATTTTATATCCCCGTCCCGTGATGAACAATACTTCTATTTCCGTGACTGTTGCTGGCATATCACACAACATGAAGTTAAAGAAGTGGGCTACGAAAGTATTACTCACCAGATATGGGAAGAACAGCGGAAAAACACCGATGCCAAATACCTCGGCCATCCCCTTATTATTTTCAGGGAACAGGACGGTAAATATGATTATGAACTCTCTCCGGAAGGAAAGAAATGTCATTATCTGCAATTCCTGATCAATACCAGTAATTTTACCTGGAGAAAAAAGCCTGAAGAGATTGAAGAAGGCGAACTTTATGAAAACAACCTCCACCTGCTCAGTAAAATGTGTGCTATTGGCTACATGCTGATGGAGTGCAAGGACGCGAACGTGACACGTGCAGTTATCGGCATGGACGGCAAGCAGTCGGAAGTGGGTGACAGTAACGGTCGTAGCGGTAAATCGCTTGTTGGCGAATTAATGCGCCAGGTAGTCGATACAGTCTATATATCCGGAAAACGGACGGATATTTTCAATGACAGTTTTATTTGGAATGACATTGATGAACAGACACGTCTGGTATTTATTGATGACGTCATGCAGAATTTTAATTTTGAGTTCCTGTTTCCCAATCTTACCGGAGATTGGACTGTAAACAAGAAGGGAGGATCGCGCATCACTTATCCTTTTGCCAAGTCGCCCAAAGTATATATTCCTACAAATCATGCCATCCGCGGCACGGGTTCCAGTTATACTGATCGGCAATGGCTGATAGCTTTTTCCGATTTTTATAATGATCAGCACAAACCCATGGATGATTTCGGGGTATTGTTCTTTTCCGAATGGGATTTCACCCAATGGAATCTGACTTGGAACATGTTAGCCAACTGCATACAGCTTTACTTGAAATTTGGAGTTGTACAGGCACCGGGCGAACGCTTGCAACAGCGTAAGCTCAGACAAGAAATTGGCGAAACCCTTATATCCTGGGCGGATGAATATTTTAGCAGCGAAGAAAACCACCGCCGTACTCCCCGTAAGGAGATTTACGACAACTTCTGTAACTATGATCCGCAGCAACGCAAATTCATCAGTGCTACGGCATTTAAGGACAAGTTGAAAAAATATTGCGAGTGGAAAGGCTGGATATTCAATCCGCATAAATACGATGCGAAAAGCGGTTTACCCCTCTTCCTGGATAAAGACGGAAAGCCGGTTATAGATGACAAATCCGGAGGAATTGAATACTTTACCATAGGAAAAGCAGCTGGTGAATCCGTACCGCAGAGTGATCTTTCTGAGTCACCAACTAATAAGCTTGCATTCTGATGAACGATACACACTCCGATATTATGGCCCGACTTATGCCTCTTTATGAGATGGCACCCGAACGTTTTATGGCGTTCTATGACGCAGTATATCTGATGTGTATTGATTTGCCGGAGGGTGAGCAGTTTCGTATTTCAGACCGTTGCCAGGAAAAAGATCTGAAGCTGTTTCAGGATATCGTAAAAACATTCATTGCAGAACAGCCATACGATGTGCATACAGGACAGTTGGAGTTGTCGGATGACATGGAGTATGTTAGACGGACAACAGGCTTCAGAACCTCTGTAAATCGCTTTACTCCGAAACGTAGAAAGGAGTAGAATATGCCAATTTACTACGATGTAAAGATACATATTTTCAATGAATTACGCAAGAAATCATGCTAAAAAAAGAGCATAAAATATTGGTAGTCGTTTCACCGGATCCGGTTGAACGCAAACAGCTGTTGAGTCGCCTGGTAGTACGGCTTGGCTTTGCCCGCATCCCTTCAGATGCAGCAAAAATCATATCGAATGATATCTTCAGTATAGATCTGGCAACGGCCTATTTTGTATTCTGTAGTAACTATAATTTCCGTGGAGCCGTACTTACTAACCAACGTTTGTATGAAATGGCCGCCCGTGGCCTGTGTATAGTTGTGGGAGTCCGTTCAATTCCCCGTGAGTACGAATTTATTTGCAGAGTATTCTATCCGGAGGATCTTCCATAGCAGGAGTATTATTTGGATGATTACCGGTCATTTCAAGAAAACATAACGCGGAGTATTCTTAAAAGTACATATTGAGTGTTTGCCTGCATCCGGCGGTACGTGAGTACAGTCGGATGCTATTTTTTCTTTCTTTTGCCCCTTCCCCCTTTCCCCCAACCCATTACAACAACCATTTGGACAAATGTGCATGAGCGACAGTCGCGGGAACTGCCGGAGGGGGTATATTATTCTTTTTTTTATTCTTCTTTTTTGAAAGAAACTACCTTAAAAAACAGAGAAAAAATCGTGCATTCGTGCAGAAGTACCGTTGTTTTATTATATCAATCTGATATACAGTAAATTATAAGCGTACAAAATCCGTACGAATTGCGCACAAATAGCGTACGAATTGTACTTTTTTGAAAAAAAGGCCGAAAAGTACGCAAACGGAAGAATTAGTGCGGGAATGTACGATTTTTGTACAGGTGTAATATGTTGATATACAATTAAATATCAGTAGGTATATGTACAAAAGTACTGCCGCACGATTTTTATACTATATCCGTGCAAGGGCTTGGTTATATTCTCGGTATTTAGTATATTTGTGTAAAAATCAACACTTTAAATGACAAAGAAAGATCGATTTGTCTGCTGGCTGCCTTGCAAACCGTATGTCCGGCAGTTCCTACTGCATAATTTCAATGCTCCTGATGATACCTGGACTGAAATCGTTAACCTGTCTTCCGACAAGGAATTGCAGAAAGATTTTCTTTCCCGGCTATCCAAACCCGGACGCTACGAGAACAAATACCGCAACCTTTACCGCTATACGGCTAATGTGGCGGTAGAGATACGCCGTGATGACTTCTACCGCTATGGCTGGTCGATGTCGAACACCGAAGTGGTGGCGTTCGGTACCAAGATTGAGCGGCGGATCAAACAGATACTGTTCCTGTATCTTGATACCCATGTCAGTATGGGACTTCCGCTATCAACCGCCATCCGTAATTTCCAGACAAAGTTTGGGTTCACTGAAGACACCTGGTCTTATGATACCATCCGCAGGGAGTATAACCGACACGGATATCGGAAGACAGTGGAGAATACTACAATTTTTGATTTTATTAACCGTATAATATTGGGGAAGTTGTCCGAGTTTGGGACAATTTCCCAGCAAGGAAGATTAGCGTATGAAAGTGATAAACTATGATTTTGAAAACATCGGAGGACTGTTGCAGATGATTGCCATTCCCCCGACTTCGTTTTTGCGGATCCGCAAAGATTACAATACCGGCCTGAACTACCTGGAGCTTCGCAACCGGGAGGATATTATTTCTATACCGGTATATGCCAATGATACTTATATATATAATGAGGATAAGGAAGTGAATGATGCCGGGGATTGCTGGAATGTGTCGGTTGAAGGCGTGATTCCTAAACTTTCCTCAGTAAATCATCAGCTGATGGAGACGCTGGAGCGTGGTTTGTGGTATGTGCTGGCGGTGGACGGCAATGGCGAAGTACATTGGTGCGGACAAGAAGACGCACTTATGCTGTTCGCCACGAACAAGACAAGCGGACGCGCCGTTTCCGAACGGAACGGAACGTCTTTCACGTTCACCTGTGTACAGGATGAACCTACCATTTATATATCCGGATTGGAAGAACTGGAAGCGTAAAAACAACGCTTATTCCCTGTTTGACGGTGCCCTGTGTCCTTGGGTACCGTTTTTTTTGCGCTTTTCTTTGCGTAAAAAAGTTATATGAACGAGACAGTTATCACATTATTCGGCAGTATTGACCGGTATTGTTACAACAAAAATTATCTGAAATACTTTTTAGATAAGGCAAAAGGCCAACCCGTCCGCTTGAAGGTCTCAAGCTTTGGCGGTGATGTGGCCGAAGCGGTCGCCATGGCAAACCTTATATCCGAGCATGGCAATGTGACGGTGGAGTTTATCAGCTTCAATGCTTCAGCGGCTACCATACTGGCGTTCGGTGCCAATTCCATCGAGATGCATGAGGACGGTATGTGGTTGGCACATAAGTGCAGTCTGGGCGTGGACATTTGGGGACAGCTCAATGCCGATCAGATTGAAGGTGCCATTAAGGAGTTGCAGAACAAGAAGAAGAGCGCCGAAGCCATTGACTTAATGATTGCGCAGAAGTACATCAACCGCAGCGGTAAAAGCCTGAAAGACATTATCACTCTGATGGAAGAAGAACGCTGGATGCCGGCTTCTGAAGCCAAGGACTGGGGATTCATTGACAAAATCATTCCCGGTGCTCATAAAAAGCCACAGATAACCAATGAAATAACCGACTGCTTTACTGCCATCGGTTTACCATTGCCGGTACTCAATGCTTCCGAAGCGGAAACGCAACCCAAAGGCAATGACAGAAATCTTGTTTCCCAAATCATTGACGGTATCAAAGGCCTGTTTCCTGCCAATAATAAATCTGAAGACATTTCTAATTCAAATACAGTTATTTCCATGCGTAAAGAATTTACTTTCATTAATCAGATCCTCAATAGCGAAGGCATTGAGGAAAAAGACGGTAAGATATCTCTTACCGTAGAGAACTTGCAGGCTATCAATAATGCCATCAAGGTAGCCAATGAGGCGAAAACCAAAGCTGAAAGCGATTTGGCAGCCGCCAATACAGCCAGACAGACAGCTGAAAACAATCTGACGGCAATTGTCAACGATCTCGACAGCTTGAGCGATAGCGTCAGGAATGCAGCCGACAGCAAGGCTAAGGTACAGGTTATCCGTGATATTGTGGCTAAGATACCCGGTACGGCAACCGCCAGTCATCAGGAATCGGATGAAGACAGCAAGTTTGCCGATATCGCTACGGATCCGATCAACAGTTATGAGAATGAATAACATCTAAACTATTCTATTTATGGATTTTAAAGCACCTATTGACATTACCACGGTTCTGACCGCGGTAAAAAAACACAGAGACATCCTGAAGGCGGTTGATAAGCTCGAGGCTTCGGAGGTATTGAAACATTTCACTCCGGTACCGGGCATTACCGATTCTCTTGAATTGGGCAAGGTAGAAGGCGGAAGTATTTCCAGCAAGTACACCGGCAAGTTTACTGCCGGCAAGTATCTGGGTAAGATTGTTCCGCGTCGTCTGGTCGTTCGTCCCGTCGTGATGGAAATGTCCGATGAACCGGAACGTTACCGCCGCACCTACATTGCTGAGGTGCCCGGTACGCTCCGCAAAGAACATCCCTTTGAGTTGTGGCTGATCAACCATGGCCATGAACTGGCATCCAATGATTTGCTGTTTGCTATCTTCACGGCAAAATACAGTGCTGATGCAGACAAGACGGACATTCAGGACTCTTTCGACGGTATCGGTACCATTGTTACCGAAGGCGAGGCAGTCGGAGATATCTCCAGTGCTGAAGGCAACGTATATGCCACCGGTGAACTGACTCTTGCCAATGTCGGTGAGAAGCTGCTGGAGATGTGGCGCCACATGCCGCGTACCTTCAAGCGCAAAAAGAACATCAAGATGTTCATTAGCGATGATATCGGCGATATGTACGATGACTGGCGCAAGGGAGAAGGCGTTATTGTCATCGGACTCAAAGAAGACACTTCCGATACGCAGCATTTGCTCGGTTCCAACAACCGTTGCGAACTGGTGCGTGTTCCGAACCTTCCCGATGGTAGCCAATTCGTTATGCTGACCACTAAAGAGAATGTTTGTTATGGCTTTGATAAGGAGAGTGATTTCAAGTCTATCAAACCGTTTGTATCTGGTAATCCCTATACCTTCGATGCTGCCGGTAAATATGTGATAGGCTTCCAGTTCGTATCAGTACATAAGTCTGAGTTCTGTGTCAATGACCGTCCGGTGGATCCTGAAGGAACTAATCCGTTCGGATATATTGAGGTGAGCATTACACCGGATGAAGCAATCAACAACGGTGGCAAATGGCGTATTCAGGGTGAAGAGAGCTGGCGTGATTCCGGCACGTATGTAGCTGTTCCCGGTGGTAAGGAATATACCGTCGAGTTCCTGGAGGCTGCCGGATATACCACTCCTGCCGTGCAGAAGAAGACTCCTGCCGCGGGCAAGGTGGAGAAGGTGACAGGTACTTATGTTGTTAAATCTGAATAAACCCTACGACTATGGCAGAAGTAGATCCTAAATTATGTATTGCCCTTGATGATATCAACGAGGCAATGGACTGCGATAGCCAAGGTAACATGGCGGGTATTGTACCGTCCGTTATCTTCGGCTATCATGAGGACGTGGCGACGTGGCCGGACTATCCGAAAAAGACGGATGCCCCGCTTTCACTTGAGGAAGCCGGTACACTGGTTGGCGATCTGGTTATGAAGGAAGGCAGGCGGGCTTACAAGATGGATTTCACGGACGACCTGGCGGAATTCAAGATTACAGATCAGGGAGAGACAGGCGGTGAGTCATCGCTGATGGACTTGAATATCATTTCTCCCAAGATGCGGAAGAAGGTATTCGGTTTCGAGAATGCCACCAAAGGGCGCAAGATGTTCTTTATCGTAACTGATAACAACGGCATGAATTATCTGATGGGTGACAAACGACGTGGTGCCATGCGTGCCTCAGGTGACGGGGCCACTACCGGAACAGGTAGTAGCGGACGAAACCAGAGTACGTTGCACTATACTTTCGCTACACCCGTCAAGTGTGTATATGAAGGTGACACAGAAGACATTCTTATCGTAAAGGCTGCACCTGGAGGTTGATTTTTCGTTTCTTCGTTTTGTTAGTTGCTTGTTTATGTCCGTCTCCGAATTCTTTCCGGGAGGCGGACATTTTGTTTTGTCCTATTCCGGCAATAAAAATCGCAATAGTTTTGCGTATCACTAAAAATCAACGTATAATGTCAAAAATTACACAGAGCTATATTGAAGCCCGCAGGGACGGTATCAAGTGGTTAAATTCCAATAAGCGGGATTATAGTACCGGAGTGAATATCCTTACCCGTTCTGGGTATAAGGGCTTTGTCGCTGCACGTCTTGCACGCCAAGGTGAAAAGCCGCATACCCGCGAGAAGCTGGAATATGAGATCCGGCAGATGATTAAAGTCTGGTACCATCCGGATGATCCGCGTTTTGAGGATGTGGATCTGGCGGATGATGCAGTGCTGGGTAATGACGGCCGTTCCGAGACGGTTCCGGAAGAAACGGCGGCGGTCATTGTTTCCATTGCGGAAAAGGAACTGGCACGTGAAACGGATGAACAGCCGGCCTACCCTCCAGTGATCGCCAAAATCATCTATGATTTCCGGGATTGCTATAATGAACGTTCACGGCTGCACCGGTTACTTGCCGAACAGGGTGAGAGCAATATAGCGGCTGTATGTGCACAGCGTAAGGATATTGTTACTCGTATAGCCTCTCTCTCCAATCGTATGACATTGCTGGCTGCCATCAAACAGCAATATGAGCAGAAAAAGGAGTTGCCGACTGATGAACAGCTGGACGAACTCTATAAAAAAGTGGATGCTGCTGAAGAGAAGTCGGAAAAGGAAGATGAGCAGACTGATATCAGTTCCCTTTCCGTCGAAGAGTTGAAAAAAGCGAAGTCTAATGCCAAGAGTAAGATTACCAAGGCAAAAAACATGTTGCTGTATTCTTCAGAGAGCAAGCCTAAAAACGGCAAGGAAAACCCGCTTCCGGACTGCCCGAAACGAGTGAAGTATGAGAAGAAAGTAGCCGAGCAAGAGGTATTAGTTGAGAAAATAGATTATAGACTGGCCGAACTGCAATAATGTTGGTATGTTGCAGCGATATGAATGAGATGCCGGCGGAGAGCATGAAGGACAATGCGCTCCCTCTCCGCCAAACGGATGCGGCAGCCTCCGACCATGACTTGGTTGCAGAGAAGCTGCTGCATCCGGACGCTATGGGGATGCTGGTACCTGGCAGGGATAAGCATTTCTATTCTTCCGGAGCATTTAACCTGATCCAGTTGATTTTATATATTTTGAAGCAGACCGGTCCGGCACACCTGTTCTTGACTACTTACTCCATCTCGATGGATAGTATCAACGCCCTTCGTCGTAAAGTCGAAACGAATGAACTGTTATCTGTACGGTTCTTAATAGACAACCGTGTACGCAGCATTTCACCGAAACCATTCGACTATCTGGTAACTACATTCCCGGACAGCTACCGCTGCCTGGCACTACATGCAAAAGTGGCGTTGCTGTATAACGAAGACTGGAAGATTACCGTTGTAGGCAGTCAGAACGCCACGCATAACCCAAAGCTGGAACGTGGAATTATCCATACCGGTGGCGATATTTTTGACTTTGATTTTAAAATGTTGAATGATGAGTTTGACGCAGGAACAACGTGAGGAAGTCGAGAAAATGGCGTACCGCCTTATCCCTCCGGGAATGATCGCAATCAATATCGGTGTGGATGAGACGGATTTTCTTGCAGAACTTCGTACTCCGGGCACTGAAGTTCGGACAGCTTTCTACCGGGGACATCTCAGACAGATGGTTGAAGTACGGGAGGCTATCATCAAGTCCGCCATTAACGGCAGCAATCCGGCACAACAAGAACTGATCAAGTTCTTTAAATCGCAAAAGCAATATCTTGAGTATGAGTAGCAACTTGACAACATCCAAAAGTAAATCTGCATTGGAGGAACAGTCATATGAACTCATCCGGCAGCACATCATTGATCCGGAAAACAGTCCGTTGCCGGAGCATCTTCGGGTGCAGTGCAATCGGGTATTGCAGATAGCCCGTTTGCTTGACGATTATCCCAATGAGAGCCATATCATCAACATCATGTTGGCGAAATATCGGATTTCACGTACACAGGTACGTAAGGATATCGCCCTGGCAAAAGAGTTATTCAAGACGCAGCATCAGTTTGACTGGGATTTCTGGTTTGCTTGGATGATCAAGGACCAGATTCAGCTTATCCGGGACTGTAAGCTCAGAGGTGATCTGAAGAACTGGAACAACGCTAAGAAAGTGTTGCATCAGATGATTGGTGAGAAACCGGCTTCGGTTGAGGATCCGCGACGTATGGAGAAAAATGTCTTCTACATCCAGATCAACAGTATGGGGCAAACGGTAGATATCCCGCTGAATGCAATCCGTAATCTTTCACAGGAAGAGCAAAAAGTCCTTGTGGATTCAATGTACACACCTATCGACGATGTGCAGGCAGAAGAAATAATGAACTCATAAATATAACAGCCTTGGGCGGGCTTTGTAAAACCCATATACATATTATGAAAGAAATAGAATTAGGCGACAAAGTTCGCAGTAGTGTATCTGGCTTTTCAGGGATTATAACTGCTAAATGCGAGTACTTACATGGTGTAACAACGTATGCTGTTACAGCCCCTGAACCGTTAAATGGAGAAGTAAAAACAGAATGGTTCGCAGCCTCTGAACTCATAATTGAAGAGTAAGAGGCTTAGCAGGTCTCGGAATGGTTCTACTTTTCCGGGTTCTGTTAAATTAATACTTTCAAAACAGATTAATCATGAAGAAACTGACCAATAAACGCCTGATCTCTTATCTGGCTGACCATAAACATATTGATATGGTGTCAGTCAGCAAGACACAGATTGTTTGTACCGTATCCGCTAAGTTCAAACCGGATGAAGTGAAAAAACTATTAGACGATACAGGGCAGCCAATGCCCCGTATGACTTCATCAGAAGGTGTGAACTACATTGTTTTCCCACGTTATTGATGTGACAGGACAATGGACGAAAACGTTTGGGAAGAGGTTATACAGGTCAATCCGGCACAGGCGGCATTCCTGGTAATGCCGTACAAGAACGGGTATGTCATCTATTCACGTGCAACAGGTAAATCTTTTATTACCGGTGCCGTGATAGATGACAATATCCGCCTGATGCCGCGCGGTATTACCACGCTTACCCAGGCTACCATTGGTCAGGCGTTGACTAAAACATTGCCATCCGCTTTCAAGATGCTTGAGATGCTCGGTTACAAGCAATGGGATCCGGTCAGCAAGACCGGTGATTATGTGGTGTGCCGCAGACCCATTGAGGGATGGTACAAACCTTACGAACACATCATGTCGTTTGAGTATGGTATCAGCTTCAGCAACGGGCACATGCTTTATATACTTACCCAGGGCGGTAACAGCCGCGGACCGAATGCTGACTACAACATCACCGACGAAGCGTTGACGCTCGATAAAGAGAAGTTCGATCAGGAGGCGGCACCGACCAACCGGGGTAATGAACACATCTTCGGACGCAAGTCGGAGAATCCGGTTCTGAAGCATCACGGCAACACGTTCCTTTCTTCCATGCCTTACACGCCTGAACAAAAATGGCTGCTTGAACCGGCCAAGTATTACGAGGAAGAACGCGGCATCCGACTGTTTGATGTCTGGAACAAGATTGTGCGGTTACAGATGCAGCTCATTGATGCAAGGATTGCGAATGATGCGGGACTCTTCAAGGAAATCTGGAATGAAACCGTCCGTCTCAGGCAAAGTATCACACCGTTCGTCTCACGCGACGGTACACTCTTTATCCTTGGATCTATCTTCGACAACATTGCCAATGTAGGTATGAACTATATCCTGAACCAGTACAAGGTGATGGATAAGCTTTCCTTCATGATCGAGATCCTGAATTTCATGGTGGACAAGATTGACAGTTGCTATTACCAGCTCGATGAGCGGCACGTCTATTACAACGCCACCAACGACGACTACATCCGCGACTTTGCGGAAGATCACAACTACAACTGGCAACAGCTTGCCAACAATGATGACAGCCGGCGTGACCTGGACTGTACCCCCACGAAGCCGCTGGAACTGACACCCGACTGGGGTTCTGTCGCCTCCTTCCTTGAAGTGGCTCAGGAACGCAATTATGATTTCGTGACGAAGCTGCTGACACGTGAGCCGATGGATAACAATATCAACGAGTTCTTTGTCAAGCGTGACGAGGAAGACGATACAATGGTCAATGCGCTGATGGATAAGTTCTGCCACTATTACCGTAACCATATCAACAAGCGCTTGCATTATTACCGTGACCGCTACGGGGATGCACGTCGCGCCAACAATAAGAAATCCTATAACCAACTTGCCATTGAGCGCCTGGAGAAACACGGGTGGACGGTAGAGCAACACACCCATGCGGGCATGGAACCGCCGCAGCATGATAAATATCTGTTGTGGGCTTCTATTCTGGCGGAGAAGGACGAACGTTTTCCGAAGAAGCGTTTCAACGGCTCGAAATGCAAATACACGCTGATCTCCATGAACAACACACGCGTTATTGAAGATCGTGAAGGACGGTTTGCCAAGGATAAGCGCAGCGAACGTAACCAATCCATCCTTCCTGAAGAGGCAACGCACTTCGGTGATGCGGTCGATAAACGTATATGGACGAAGTACGGGCATTTGCTCAGGCAGGCTTATGGGTTCGTTGATGCGCGTATCTGATTAACTGCACACATTCGCAACAGCAATCGCAATACTTATAGCAGGACTCGCAACGATTGAGGACCGAACGCCGCACCGGAGGACTGGCGGAGGGTGTTTTCTTTGATGTAAAAATGTGTTACTTTTGTCATATTTCCTTACTTTTTGCGACTTCTTTTGCGCCTTTTGTTAGGGCGCGGTAGGAAGAAACTTCCGTTTCTTTTTCCATTCGGATGGAAAACAGGGTATTGTGTATTCATTCTCAAGGCAATAGATTTTTTATAACATTCATTAACAGAGTCCGCGGCGCGTGCAAAATCCGTACTGAAGAAATAGGCAGGCAAATCTATTTCCCCAGTACGGATTTTGCACGCGTATAGAGGTAGGAAGCAACGCTTCCTTGTGTTTGTTTGCACCCATGCAGGTCCCCCGGTCTTTTTCTATTCTAAGGTAGAGACCGGTAGAGCGGTATAGTTTTCAACTATGTATTTTCAGGCTGTTTCCTTTTCTGATTCTCGCCCTTTATTTCTGTCCCCTATCACTACACAGTTTCGCTTTTTTGTGCTGCAAAGGTAAATGTTGACGTCACTGGCTCAAGTTCAAGCGGTGTTTCAGAAAAAATCTCCACCCTTCAGGTAGTATTCAAGCCGTTCCGGTTTTCTGAAAAACTTGCTCCTGTTCCTTACAACACCTTTTGATGCAGCGTAAAAAAGGCGAAACATACCGCGTAGCGACAGGCGACGCAGAAAAAAAAAGCTCCAATCAGGGAAACAGCCAATAAAAGGCTCACACCCGGAAGCTCAAGGTTCAACATAAAATTTTACAATTATGGCAGCAAAAAGAAACATTCCCGAAGCATGGAAACAACAGTGGTCTAAGTTTATGTTCAACTTCTTTGACTACTTACCTACGAAGTACGAGGCAAATAAACGTGAATGGGCAATCAGAAAGATGATATGGGACTTTAAAGACGGAAAACGTAGTGTATCGGTTGCGGAACTCGTGGCGAAGAAGATACGTGAACAGTTTGGCGCAGATTGCGAGAATGTGACGTTCGTATGTATTCCTGCAAGTTCAGCAGAAAAAAATGAAATCAGATACAAGGTGTTTTCCGAAGAAGTGGCACGGTTAACGGGATGCAGTAACGCATATAAGGCGATTACTATTGAAGGCGGACGTATTGCCATCCATGAGACAAAGAGTAGCAAGACGGTGCAGGAAGTTGAAGTTATCAAGTTTGATAACGGCTTTTTCAATGGGAAAAAAGTACTTCTGTTTGATGATATACTAACGCAGGGACATTCTTACGCCCGTTTTGCTTGTGCACTTGAAAAAATGGGTGCAGAAGTATTAGGAGGCTATTTTTTAGGTAAAACAATTCTTTCTTATAACTAATATAATTCTTTTATTATGAATACTTTATTTGATAATGATTGCCGCTACATGAGTGACAGTGAACTGATTTATGAGATTAGCAACAACAGGCAGATTGTTTCAGACGTTGAACGCAGCAACGGAGAGATAGACATTGATAAGCTGTTTGCATCCTTGACACCTGGACGCAAAAAAGTTGCCGTGGCAGCGGTGGAGATGTACAAGAGACAGCAGTCTCAACAGGTTGAACGCAGGCTTATACGAATGAGCAAAGATGTATATGATTTGATGCAGCCGTTAATTGGTGACTTGCGTAACGAGGAATTTTGGGTAGTGGCTATTAATAATGCATCCCGAATAATCAAGAAAGTGCAGGTTTCGGTTGGTGGGATAGATCAAACTTCGGCAGATGTACGGCTGATTATGCAGGTGTTGATAAACACGGGAGCTTCACAGTTTGCAGCGGTACACAATCATCCGAGCGGCAACAGCCGGCCGAGTAATGAAGATAAGAGGCTGACGGAACAGCTTAAAAAGGCGGCAGGGATATTCAACATTCGGATGATGGACCACGTAATTGTAACGAATAACGGATATTATAGTTTTTGCGATGAAGGGATGATTTGACGGATGGGGTGCGGGCGCACCCATTCCGTTTGCTCGCACACTCGCAAACGGAATGGGACCCAAAGCGGTATGAATGATTGAGTTTTTCCGTTCCTTCAACCACGGAGGGGCTTTTTTTGTCCTATGAAAGCGGATGTTATGATTTTACCTTTGTGACAAAAAAAGATATGATACGTTTCATCACCAAGTTCGTCGGTACCTATGGATATGATTCCCTGAAGGAGTTCTTTCTTTCGGTGGCACCCAGTTTCAAATACAACCTGCAACTGCCGGCTATTTCCTTCAGCGCAATCACTGCTGTAATCAGTGAATGGATAGGTATCACCCCGCTGCTGGCGATGGCTATGCTGATCGCCATTGTTTCCGAGATGTGGACGGGCATCAAGGCAAGCAAGATCCGCGGCATAGGATTTGAATCCTTCCGTTTCTCACGCTGCATCATCAAGCTGTGTATATGGCTGACCATCATTTATATCACTCACTCATTCTATCTGGAGAGCAAGGCAGGGTCGGAAGAGAGCTTCATCATGCTGCTGGCTACCCTGTTCTTTTCCATTGTCAAAGTGTTCGTTATGACCTGGTTCTGTGTGGAGCACGTGACAAGCATATTGGAGAATCTGGCGGTTATTGACGGCAAACCTAAAGATACGCTGATCAAGCAGGTGGGAATATTGTGGGCGACGGTTACAGACAAATTTAAAAGGAAGGTCGATGAAACGGAACGTTAGTTGCATGTTGCTATGTGCGTTTATAGCACTTCTTTCCGGTTGGGCAGGTTACCTGCTGGGGGCCCGTCACCGGAGTATTGTTTGCACTCCGGAAACGGTAATCAGGCATGATACGATACGCCCTGATATTCCTGAACCGGAAGTGATTGTCCGTGAGGTACCCACAGAAGTGGATACGGCGGCTATACTGGCCGACTATTTCTCGGAGAAGCATTATCTCGATACGATTATCGAACGTCCTTACCTGCGGGTGGAAATGACCGATATCATATCCCGCAATGCGCTGCTTGATCGTACGGTAGTGGTGGATTACCGGCAGCCGGTCGTTTATAACAATGCCCTGGCTCTGGGATTGGATGCCGGACGTTACAGCTGTGTGTTGTCTGCTGGGTATCGGCGTAAGTCGTGGGAGTTTAGGGCGGGATATGACTTATACAACAGGTCGGTGGTGTTGGGTATATCTAAAGATCTGTGGAGATGGTAGCGAACTTGGGCAATAACACGTATCTGTTTTCCGCCGATATGGAGGATATCCGTATTACGGACGTACATGAGAAACTGGCTTTCAAGATGACGGTGGACGGACAGGAGGCGCTTTCTGAAGTGTACTATCCGGATAGTGAGAATGCAGTCGTCATTTGTGATCCCGGCACCATCATCAATGAGTATTTCGTACGTCCGGAGCTGGGTAGCGGTGATGACTGGATAGCCCTGCCACCCATGACGGTACAACTGTCTCTTTCAGACAGCGAGGCAGCGGTTGAATACACGCTATATGTGTTCCACTCAAGATACCGTGTGTCTTTCGAGCCGCTGACCGGCTTCATATTTTATTCTCGCTATAAAATCAAGCATATCAGGCAAAATACGATTGATTACCTTTCCTTTTTTGTGTCTGACAAGACTAAAGTGTATTTGGATATCATCTATCTGGAGTCCGGCAACAGCGTCAAGAAAACCGTTGAGTTGCAACTGTCCGATGCCAACCGGATGATGGCATACAACATGAGTCCGGCCAAGGTGGGTAAACTCGCAGGTCTCAGGGCCGACAATATCTTATCGTATGATGCACGCATCACCGATGGCACGTTGACGGACCTTGTAAGGTATGTCATCGACCGGAAAAGCCATCGTGAAATACACCAGTTTCTTTATTACAATGTATTCGGATTACCGGAATCCATATCATTCTCAGGATTGGTACAGTTTAGTCCGGAACTGGAGGGAGATATCGCGGACATGGTGAAGCTGAAAAGGAGATTCAATCCGTTTTTCAATGATCTGCGCACGGTCAACACCGGGTATTTGGACGAAAACAAGTACAAGGCCCTGATAGACATGCTTACCTCCCCGGTACAGCGGTGGTATGACACGCCTTCTTTACCGATGGAGATCATCATCACAGATATTGACTTTACCCATACAAAAATGGGAAATCAGCGGGTAAACGTGAATCTGACCTTCTGTCCGGCAAGCCGGAGGCATCAGGTATTTGACAGATACTCGTTTGGTGGCGGTATCTTCGATTATACATTTGACAGGACATTTGAATAATAATATACAATGGAAACAATACGCAGAAATTTAGCATTGGCCGACATGGATATCCGCAGGGATGAGCACGGGAACCGGCGTGTCTTTTCGATAAAATTCGTCAGTAAGGAGGGCAAGGTTTACTTTATCCCGCAGGCATACGCCTGTGGTGCTGGACGCATGAACATGAAGGAATATCAGCTTCGGGGTGTACAGCCCTGTGACTGCAAGGGTAACCCCGAAGGGCATCCCTACCCGGTGGATATTGATCTGATACTGGAGTATAACAAAATGAAAATCGTATTCTGATGAACATACTGTTTAATTCAAGCGGCATTCCCCTGCTGATGCAGTCCACGTACATATTCGGTGAGACTACGGGAACTCCGCAGAACGAGATGAAGGACCGTGCCCGGATCCTGTCGCCATACGACTTGTCGAATGTCAGCTACATAGACATCGACGGGGTGAAGATACGCCCATGGGGAGACGAGAACGATTTCCCGCAGAAAGCAGCCGAAGAGATCGGCAACACCAGTGTGCTCAATACCGGATTGAAGTTTCTCCGGAACCTGACACTTGGTCAGGGTATTTATCCTTGTACGGTGAACGGTTACGATGATGGCGGCAACGAGATACTGAAGCCGGTTACGGATAGCCGGGTACAAGCTTTTGTCGCTTCCAGGAATGTAAGGCGTTACATGGAGAAGGTGCTGCGGGATTATCTGAAGTTCGGTAATGGAGCTGTCCAGTTCGTTCCGTCAGCAGCCGGCAATTCTTTTGCAGGCGTCAATCCGGTTAATGCACTTTACCGCCGTTACTCTGAAGTGGATGAGTATGGCGCCTGTAAATGTATTGTTTCCGGATATTGGCCGCAGCGTCCGGATAAGGGGCAATACACTAAGCTGGAGGTATTATCTGAATATGATCCGCAGATGCATGCTGAAGTGTTGCGGTTTGCCGGGAAGATGAAGAACGGATTCATCCTGCCGGTGCGTGATAGTTGGAGTAATGATGATTTATACGGGATGCCTGTCTGGTGGCCGGCATACGTGTGCGGCTGGGTGGAAATAGCTCATCTCATTCCTCATTTCCTCAAGAAAGCATACAAGAACCAGATTACCTGGAAATGGCACGTGCAGATTCCGTATAGCTATTGGGAGAAAAAGTTTCCTTCCAAAGACTATTCAGCCGATGAGCGCAAGGCGGCCATTCAAAAGGATATGGACTCTTTGGAGCAGAACTTGTGCGGGCCGGACAATGCGGAGAAACCTATTTTCTCACATTATGCCGTCAATGAGATGAACGGCAGGATTGAAGAGGAATGGAAGATCAAGCCGCTGGAGAACAAGTACCAGGGCAGCGATAACCTTCCGGTATCGGCAGCCGCCAACTCCGAGATATTGTTTGCCTTAATGGTCAATCCCAATGTGCTCGGTGCCGGTATGCCGGGCGGTACATACGCTGGCAATCAGGGCGGTTCCAATATTCGTGAGGCGTTCCTCGTGAACATCGCCAACGCCTGGATTGACCGACAGAATATTCTGGATCCGATTGAACTCTATATAAAAATGAACGGTATGCCGGAGTGTGAGTTGCGTTTCCGCAATACCATTTTAGTAACCCTCGATACCGGTAGCGGTACCAAAAAAACGTTGAGCTAATGATATTCAGTGCAGAGAAATGGAACAAGGGTGCCGAACTCAAGGCACTGATGAAGGTGAATACCGCAATTTCGTTCGATATGATGGAAGCACCGCTTCGGGGTGCTTTCCGGCAATTCCTGATTCCGTTGCTGGGGGATGCGATGGCGGGCGAAGTGATTGAGATATATAATTTCGGTCCGGATCCAGATGTGTTGGAACAGAATACTGAAGGGGCCACCGAACGGGAGAAGCTGGATGCCCGGCTGCTTGAGATCTGCAAACGGGCCAACGCGAACCTGGCTTTCTGGAATGATTTCGATGAAATCAGCGTCCGGATCACGGATGCAGGATTTCAACGGCAGAAGTCCGACAATGAATCTTTTCAGCAGGTGTACAAATACCAGGAAGACAATCTTCGTATGTCTTTCCGCAACAAAGGGTTTAACGCGCTTGATGAGTTGCTTGAGTTCCTGTATGCGCATATAGCAGAATATCCGGAATTTGCGACCTCACAGGCTTACCAGGACCGCAAATCCGCCATTGTCCGCAGTACTGCAGATATAAATGATGTCTGTTTCATTGGCGGCAGCCGGATTATCTTCCTGCGTTTGCAGCCGCATCTGAAATTTGTGGAGGAAATGTTGCTTCAGCCGGCTATCGGTGACAGGCTTTATGAGCATCTGATTGACGGGTTGGTTAATCCACCTGAAGATGGAGAACAGCGGAAGAATGTGGAGCGTTTTCGCCTGGCCTGTTCCCGCTACATCGGGACAATGGCCGTTAGACGGCTGTTGATGGAGACGGGCAGCATTACGGACCGCGGGCTGTACTTCACAACAATCCGATCAGGAGAGAAGGGCAATGAGCAGAAAGAACCGGTGGATACTAAACGGATAGCTGTACAGATACAGAACCTGAAGGTGGATGCCGATATGTACATGACTGCATTGCTGCGGATTGCCCGTAGTTATTTTGCTGATTATTATGCCGGTGATCCACGAAGGATATTCGACCGGGACAATGACCGTAAACGTACATTCTGGATATGAGACAGCTTCGTATTGTTTATCGCAGCTTCGGTGTCCGCCGTGAGGTTATACGCCAGGTACCGCAGAAATGGGAAGAATTGACACCGGATCAGTTTCTGCTCGTGTCACGGTTTTACCTTCAGGAGATGGATGAGTCTTCATTCTTGAAAGGCTTTTATTCCCTACCGTCCGGAGTTGGCTTTGACAGTTATTATATCTATCGCCTGAGTGAGCTGCTTGAGTTCATCAGCGACTGTCGTGTCCGGATGGACCGTTTCATCCTTCCTTGTGTAGCCAGACTGAAAGCGCCGGGTGACCGTCTGAAAGGGATGTGTTTCGAGCACTTCATGCACGTGGACACGGCTTTCAACCGCTATGCGCGTGACGGCAAGGATGCTTCACTGGATACTTTCGTATCGATGCTGTACCTGAAGGATAACGAATATATTGTCCTACCGGCGGGTGGGAAAAACGGCTTATTTAGCAGGCAGAAACCGCTGATACTGCAAAAACGGCTGTCGGAAGTGGCGAAGATAGACAGGTATGTCAAGTATGCTATATTCCTGAACTATGTTTTTGTCAAAAGGTGGCTTTCCAAGGCGTTCCCTTTCCTGTTTCCATTGAATGATGAACCGGAGAAGAACGACAAGAAACCGACCGCGCCATCGGTCAACTGGCTTGATATCTTCGATGCCTTTGTTGGTGATGATGTGGCGGTGATGGAGAAATACCAGGCAATGCCGGTAGCAACGGCATTTCGCCTGCTCAATAAAAGAATACGTGATGCTCAAAAACAGAAGAAATGACATTTTCAGAGTACATAGAGAGTTTGGCCGAAAGACATGTTGATATCCGGCATAAAGAGAATGACGAGGTACATTTCCTTTCATCCGAACGGGAGAAGCACACGGCACTGGACAGCGTACTGCATTATCCGGCGGTGATTCTTGATCGTGGCTCAGGGTTCGGATATGGCGGTGTTCCGGGGGCATATTTGAAGGATCGTGATTATCTGCTCTTTGTATTGGAACATGTGTCTGATACTTCAGACTACGAACAGATAGAGGCCGCACTTGACAAGTGCGAGCGCATTCTTGATGAGATGCTGAACCAGGTACTTGAAGACAAACGGAAGAACCGCCAATGGATTGCCTTTTCACTTGAAGAGGTAGAAGCGGATTATGTGGTGAATATTGATAGCCAGCTTTATGGGGTGATCGCGGCAATACACTTGTCGCAACCCTATAAGGCTGTTAACTGTAGGAAGGCATTCAACTGATATGGCAGATACGATTGAAACACTTAAAGAATTAGCCCGGCAGGTACGATATGCCACCCAGGAGGGAGAAAACACGGGAGAACGTGTTGGGCGTACCTTGGTGGGCATTTTGAATCTGTTATCACAGTGTTCTTTAGAAGAACTGAATAAAATCTTCCTTCATAAATCCAAACCTGATGAAACGCCTTTCTTACTGAAGCTGTTAGGGGGTGCCGAAGTTGGCGAAACCATTGACTCATTAGTTGCCGGGAAAGGTATTCTACTTAAAGATGGCCGTGTACAGGCTGATATCTTGGAAGCTCGTTTTGCTCTCATTGTTCAGGAAGTGATCTTCAACCGTTTGTCTGCTATGGAAAGTGATTATTCATTTTCCGAGTCAGGGACTATTGAGAGTGTCGAACTATTGGAAGATGGTACCTATCGTTTACCACTTCGTAAACGTTGGGAGAATGATTTCACAGCCTTGGACGAGAATGATGTAGTTTACGGCATGGTGAATAATCTTGCTTCAGGTACCGGAGATTACTATACTTCCTGGCTGCGTGTCCTTAACGTGAATACAGTATCTAATACCATCACTGCGGTCATGTATCCGGACGATGAAGTTCCAGGAGGCAAAAACTATCCACCGGAACCGCTAATGATACTTTCTCATCGTGGTAATCCGGTGAATGAAGATCGTCAGGCATATTGGTACCTATCTTCCCGTGAGAAGTGTATCTGCATGCTCGATGGAGTAACGAAACCTATACTGGAAGAGAATAACTATGCCATCATTATAGGCAAGTTAAAACAGTTGTCACTGTTTGACAACCTGCCGATCAACTACCGCCATAGCTACATCTATTGTCGTGGTATCGCTATACAGGACTTATTGCGTATAGACGACTATCAGGGTACACCTGTTCGTTCTGAGAATAATCGGGGTCCGTGGTCATCTGAGGATGCTGTGAACAATCCCTATCAGTCTACAGACACTGTTTATGACACAGTCTATCATGTTGGCTGTAAATGGATGTGTCTGGTTACCGGAACTACGCAGGAACCTAAGTGGAATGCTACCGACTGGGCACAAATTGAAGGCAATTCAGAACTGAGCCTTACTTTCTCTTCCAATAATGGCTATAACTTCTTTGCCGGTAAGGTCAATGCGGAATTTACCCCTATTGTCTATTGGGGCTATAATGATATCTCTGCGGATGTGTTGCCCGGTGACTGGTCATGGACTCGTGATAGTGGTCAGGTGACGGAAGATAATGCCTGGTCGGTCGCTCACGCCAATAACGGGCGGGTACTTCATTTGACTAATGAGGACATGCCTTCCAATTGGGGTACTACAAGAAAAGTGAAATTCACCTGTACGGCATACGTCCGTGACGGTGCCGGGAGTACTAATGTCGAAAACTATATAGATATATGAAAATTAAAACCGCGGTTCAACCACAGCCGGTCAGAACCAGCTATACGCCTCTAAAGGCGAGTTTTGGTATTATAATAGATGGTGGAGGTAGTAAGACACAGTTTTATTACACGAATGCCAATACGTACATTCCTAACCGGGCTATTACCCCGATGAAGCTAAAGGCATTCCTCAATATTGTCGATCCGGATAAGATTATCAGTAATGGGGATAAAAGTAATCAGCTGACTGTCACCTGGTATGAAAACAGTGAGAGCACTCAGATTACCTCGGAGAATAGCAATTATACACTGAATGCTGACGGAACATTGCTTGTGAAGAAGAATGTTTCGCCAACTACTCCTGTGCAGATTCTTTGCCGGGCTACCTATGTGGATTCCAGAAATAAAAACACGTTGGTATATACCGATACATTCACTCTGAACTCTATACAGAAGAGTGATGACCAGCTTTCATTGAGCATTAACCAACCTGCCAAGATAACCTATAATCCCCTGAAGGATAACCAATACATAGATATCACTGCTGTATTGAAAATGGGCAGCGAAACTGTTGCGGATGCCAATGTAGCGTATTGGTGGTACAAAGTCGAGAACGGAGAGGAAACCCTTATCAACTCTTCTGATCTGAACATTGAATACGTATCCGGTCAGGGTACTAATACTTTGCGTATTGATGCCGACAATACATATATGAGCGTCATCCGCTGCCGCGCGGCTTATTATACCGGAACCAAGCCGTCAGCTCCTACGGATGATACTTTGATGGCTGAGACGGCCATAGTTTATAAGATTCCTCCGATTAAGGCATTTGTCTATAGTCCGAATGGCAATACCATTCGTCAGGGAATGGCCAACATGACTTTTTATGTGAAGATACTGACGAATAAAGAGGAGCTGACAACGGATCAGATCAATAAATACTTTTTTGTGAAGTGGTTTAAGAAGTCGTCTGCTGCGGGTGCGACGGCTACGGAAATCGGACACGGTAGTTCGATATCGGTTACAGCCGACAGCTTACGCCTGAGTGGTGGCTTGCAAATGTCTGTTTATCCTGAAGTCTACGAGATAGGCCCTTATACGGTGCTTACTACCAAGAGTGGTGATCCCATCCGTACAGGCGCCAATGAAGTAATAATAGCCAGAGGCTAACAATTTAATTTATATATGAGAGAAATGAAGTACTTAAAAGTATCCGCCGATATCGCCCGTCGTGCCGGTGTGATTGATGTCCGCCATCGGACTGCCGACGGGGAGTTTATCATTAACGAAAGTGATCTTCGTATGGTGAGGTTCGAGCCGGAAGAATATGTGAAAGGCATTGCCGGGCAGGTTCTCACCGAACAGGAAGCCGCCAAGCTAATCGAAGCCGGTGGAAATAAAATTGGAGAGGAGGTACAGAATGAAAACAATAGTGAATTACCTGCTGAGGATTCTTTGCCGGTTCAGGACAGTGATAAAGAATCTGTGGCAGAAGATAACTCAATTAACGGAGAGGAGGTACAGGATGAGTGATGTTGCGGGTTCTTTTTATATCGGTATGATTATTGATGGTGATAGTGCGCAGGGGAATATTCGATCTACGAAGCCGCTTGTACAGATGTATCAGAAGGATACGGGTAAATGTGTGCCGGACTGGAGCGTAGCGGCTAATCAACCTATCATCTATCCGGTCATGCGCTCAGGTAATGAGAATGTGATCAAGTCGATTGTTTCTGGTTCCGAGAAATGGTATTATAACAATACTCCTATAACTTTTAACGCTTCGGGTTTGTCTACTGCCCCGGCTGCCGTAGCCGGTAAGATGCAAACCACTACTTACAATAATGGTTCCGTGAATGTACCGGCTCTGAAGATCGTAGGAAATCTTGCTTCCGCTTCTAACATGGATGCAGATACTATCCGCATGGATGGTGAGATTGAGGCTTCCGGGCATAATCTTGGCTACACTTCTGAGATACCTCTTGCCATCTCAGAATTTAGTAATTCTGCCTATTACGGTTTCCTTTATCCTTCCGATGGTGGTATTATTGATGGTGATACAGCTACCGTTAAAGTGGATCAGGAACTCTACAAAGGTGGTTCATTAGTTCCCCAAAGTAACTATTCCCTGAAATGGTATAAGATGCCTTCCACCACAGCATGGTCAACCGCCAACAGTGTTTCATTAGTGGCTGATGATATCGATTCCAAGCTAAGTATAAGAGCCGAATTTATTATCGGTGGTGAGGTGGTTGCTATTGCAATCGGTGAAGTGAGCGATGAAACAGATCCGTTATTCTTGGCTGTTAATTTCAGTGGTCCTACTTATCTTACCAGCAGCGGCGCTACCAGTGAGGTAACTGCGACATATAAGGTTAAGAAGACTGGTACAGGTGAAGAAGTAACCGGCTTTACATTCAAGACTACTTTTACGAAAGCTGACGGTACCGCTTTTACTCCGGCCAATGCACCCACTACAACCGGGTGTAAACTTACCTATACCGATGTGAAGGGTGCAGGGGGGAATATTACCGGCTATGTACAAGGAACTAAATCATAGGTTTTATGACAAAGAAACAGATTGTTGCATCAACTTTTAATGTTACGGCGGCTCCCGATGACGGAGCCAAAGGTGATCGTGGCGCTCGTCTTCGCCAAACTGATTGGGCCGAAGGAAAGCAATATCTGTCAGGGGCTGATGGCGAGCTATGGTACGATGTTGTATTATACAAAGATATGCTATATCTGTGTTTGAAGTCACATACTTCCTCATCTGCTAATAATCCCCAAACCTCGGTTGCAAACCAGTTAGGATATTGGGAGAAAGCAATAGACTGGGTTTTTATTGCTACCAAATTGCTGCTAAGTGAGAAGATTAAATCTGAATATATCGATGTTGATGACTTGGTAGTAAAGAATGTGCAGGTTGAGGATGCTGACGGTAATGTCATTTGTAGGATCAACGGGCGTACAGGTGATGCGAGCTTTGCAAAGGGAAATATACTTTTTGGTTCAGACGGTTCTATTGTGTGTAACAAAGGTATATTTAAGGTTGGTATTCAAAAGGTTTTTCGTGAAATAAGCCTCAATGACTATACTACGGAATCTTTTAAAGCTGATCTAACCCAGGGACTCAATTTTATTTTTACCAAGAATGTGGGGAATGATACGCACTATATGACTTTGCCTAATTCGCTTGATCTTGATGGTTTCGAATCGGAAATGATATTTTATGGGAATCCGGGTAGTGTGTATGTCAGTTGTGAAAATGGCTTATACCCTTTCATGTACAATGGTTTGAGGGTGAAACAGGTGAGGATAGCCACATTCCCGCGTCGGTTGAATGTCGTTGCTCGGAAATGCAATCTTATAGGTGCTGATTATGTCGAGTGGTGGATTACCAACACTAACGACTATACGGTTTCAAGCAAAGATATGTATGACCGTTGCGAACTTGCTACTTCAGTGTATTATAATAGTTGATATGCTGATTGATAAGGTATAATTATTAAACAAAACGAGATTAAAAATTAAATGTTGAATTTGGGCGTTTTTTGATATAATTTAGACGTCCGTTAAAACTGAATAGGATATGAAATTAAATGAGGCCATGCAGATTAATACCATTAATGACGAATATGTAACTTTGATGAATGCAAATGGGAATCCCCTAAGGATAAACAAGTCTGATCTTATAGAGGTAATTCGGGCTAATATGCCTGTGGCTACTACAGATAAAAATGGTTTATATGGAAAATCGTATGTAGAGAAGGTATTTACAACAAGTAGTACAAACACTAAACTCATAAAACTGTTTTCATGTCAAAAAAGCGGATTCTCCGGTAAGATATCCCTATTATTTCGACGATCTGAATCAGGAGTAATATCAGAGTTTAGTATCTATGCGAACAGCTATCATACTATAGATAAGATATCTGATATACAGATTTATAGACGTGCCGGAAGTCATAGCAATATTACATTTTACCGTGATGAAGAATATGTATATGCATATATACCATCCAATTATTATTATCTTTATTGTAAACTGGATTTCTTATTTATTGGTAAAATAATTCTTGAAGTAACAGAAGTGGATATCAGCACGTTAACGAAAATACCACTCATTGAGTAAGATTATATAATGGAAGAGCCGGGATAAACAATCTCCCGGTTCTTCCATCATTGTTTCATGTAACATCAATATACGTTGCTGCATCAACTTCATCCTGATTGGCAACTGACAAAGGTATGGCGTCAGTACTGGGTAGAATAGTATTCAGCAACTTTACATATATAGATGGTGTGTATTGCGTATGTTCCAATATGATTTTAAAGACTCCGGTACTTTCGTTTGACCACATTTTAAATCGTGGAGTTGTCGGAGCATTTGCTCCACCTATCCGATTTAAAATTATTGCAGGTGCCTTTAAAATATCGGCTGATCTGTTAATGGTCATATAGAATAATGTCATTGGTCCGCCACCGTAAGCGGCAAGACTGATAAGCAAGGAGCTAGACATCGCTGTCGTGCTATTACACTCATATACAATCCTCGACGTCTGCGTTGCAATCATTTTTTCCTTCCTTACGTCACTGGCAGGTTTAAGACCGTTTTTCTCAGTTGTAGCCTCGTTCATCACGCTACGGATGACTTCTGCAAGATTATTCTTGCTGATTCGTACCGGCAGGCCATTACTATCTGTAAGTAGTACATACTCACTGCCTATAGTGCTCACTTGTGCAGCCTCGTTTAATTTTCCCATACCTATTCACTTTTAACGGACATACAAAATCATGTATTTTTACTCTGAATTATGCCGACAGTTTTGAGGGTAAAATTCAGTGATAAAAATACGTCCGTTAAAAGTATATGGTATGAAGGAAAATGAGTTAAGTAGTGGTGTACCTACCAAGATACGAGGAATAGACGCTAATGGTAATAGTATAGTGTCAACTCCAAGTGAGTTAATGACTGCATTAGAAAGCATAGGAATGTTTAAACGGATTTTCTTTCCTTTTGGAACTGGTGCCCGATGGCTCAAAATAATGGAAATAAAGCGTGGTATGAATTGCTCGTTTCTGTTAAATATGATATGTTATACTAATCAACCGGCAAGTATAATTGTGGGATATGCAGTTAATTATGATGATCAGATCATGCATTCTGATTTTAAGCAACTTATAGGGAAAGCCGGTGAATTGTATAATCCCAATGTAAAATACAGAAATGAGAATGGAACAATATCCATATGGGCCAAAGATTCCTGCGTTAGTAGTAAGGCATCATGTATAACCATCTTACATGGTAATGCAGAATTTCCGATGATTATTGAAACACCACCGGAAGATGCAATACAGCCTATATGGTAAAGATTTTTATTACATACTTTCATCTTACATCTGCCTCTGGAATATTATCCATTCTGTCGTCCGTTAAAAGTGAATGGTATGAAATTAAATGAAAGTACACAGGTAAATAGTATCAATAGTGAATATATCGCCTTAATAGATCCTAATGGTAATCCAGTACGTATAAATAGAGCTGACCTTGCTGAAGTAATTAGGTTGGTAATGTCTGAAGCTACAAAGGAACAAAAGGGATTGGCATCCGTTGACCTGTTTAAACGAAGTATGCAACATTATTCAGCAGAAAAATATGTTCACTTATGTAACTTAACTATTTATTATGCTAATTGCCAGTTTCTTATAGCGAGCGGTAGTCCTCTTGGAAAGTTACCTCTTGGAATGATATCTTGTCGAAAGGGTTACTTACCGGAATTAATCAATGTACAAGGGGTTAATACAACCTTTAGGTTGTATTACAGAGACGTAAATGAGACACGGGAAGTATGGGGATATGAATCGAGTTCCGGTGGGTCGCTCAATTTATCTGTTATTGCTAATCATGGGGGAATAATTAAGTTGGAAACGAATAATGAAGTCCCTGAGGGATTGATTAAAGTATAGGGGCATTATGCCCCTATTAATTAATCTCTATATATCCTTCTGGCACATCCTTTTGATATACGTTTTTTATAAGGGCATTTCGATCTTGTCTGCCAAGAATAGAGACATAAATTGAATTAGAATATAAAGCTGTTTTTACCCATATATCTATCGAAGTATCGTTTTTGACATAACCAATACTCAAAGTACCTATTATGCTATTCTTGCTGGCCTTTACCGTCTCTCTATGGCATACCAGCGATAAATATAATAAACTATTAGGCACAGTGTATGCGTTACCTCCGATTATTTCCAAAACAATATTATCAAGGTTGCCTTCTGTGCTGCCAGATAAGGTCATTGTTAGAATCTTGCAGTAATATGACTCAGCATAAGTACCATATAGCTGTTTCAGTTGCAGACAACTGGTATTGTCTACAACTTGCTGAGGACTTGTTACAATGCTATTGCCGTTTGCATCTAAGCCTCGCACCTTTATTGCAACACCGCTGGCTATCTCGTTCTCTTTCATACCTATTCACTTTTAACGGACGTTTGATTCATTGTTTGTTTACCCTGTATGATATCACTATCTTCACAGGCAAAAATGATTTACGCATACATCCGGATCTCGACCGATAAACAGATTAAAGAAAATCAGAAATTTGAGATTGAGAAATTTGCCAAAGAGAAAGGACTTACAATAGATTCATGGGTTTCTGAGCAAGTAACTGGAACCAAGGCCGCAAAAGATCGACGTCTTGGTCCCTTGCTAAAGAAAATGAGGAAAGGAGATACTTTGGTAATCTCTGAGATTAGTCGGTTAGGTAGAAACTTGATGAATATTATGTCGATGCTCAATCTCTGTATGACCAAAGAAACATTTGTGCTAACAGTAAAAGAGAAATATGAGCTTGGCAATAACATCAATAGCCAGGTACTTGCTTTTGCTTTCGGACTGTCAGCTCAGATCGAACGCGACCTAATTAGCCAACGAACTAAAGAAGCACTGGCCTGGCGTAAAGCTTCAGGGAAAAAGTTAGGCCGGCAAGCTGGTGAAAAAAACACTCACTATAAGCTTGATAAGAAAGCGGAACTTATTGATAAGATGCTTGCTGAAGGAAAGTCAAAGGCTGCTATTTGCCGAAAGTTGAAATGTCATTTAGTAACTCTGAACAATCATCTTGAGAGGGCTAAGTATAAATAATGTCCTATGTATCAGTCAATATATAGAATACTTTTGCTATGTTTTATATAATATATCATTATGGCAAAAGCAGAAGTTTTATTCAAGATCATCCGCAAATGGGAAGGCGGATGGAGTGATCACAAAAATGACAGAGGCGGTAAAACCAATATGGGCATTACCCTTGTAACTTGGAAATCTTGTGGCTATGACAAAGACGGTGATGGCGATATCGATGCGGATGATCTACGATTGATTACTCCGGAAGATGTATTCAATATCTTCAAAAAGTATTATTGGGACCGTTATCAAGCTGATTTTATACATAACCAGTCCATTGCCAACATTTGTGTGGACTGGGTATGGGCTTCCGGACGTCCTGGTATCACGAGGGTACAGGAGCTCTTACAAATTAAAGTGGACGGTATCGTTGGGCCTCAGACGGTTGCCAGTATTAATTTGGCTAACCAGCGCCAGTTGTTTGAAGCGATCAAGGCAGACCGGATCCGGTTTGTTGAAGAAATCTGTGAAAAGAATCCGTCGCAGCTTGTCTTCCGGAAAGGATGGTTGAACCGTATCAATGATTTTAAGTTCTCTGTTCGCTAAATTCTTGTCCTTTTTCCCACTCTTTTCAGCCTTTAGTTTTGTGCCTGAAACTAAAGGCTTTTTTATGGCTATCATAGAAGAAAACAAGTTGATGACCCCTGCTGAGTATAATAATGGGGTAGAAAGATGGACTAATAAAGTTCGGGGTATATCCATAAACATTTTACAACGCACTCATGCGAGTGGTAAACTTCGCCATGGATTACAAGCACGTTTACTTAATGATCGTGAAGGTGGACCGGCTTATGTCGGACTCGGCTTCCGCTTTGAACGTTATGGAGCATATAGAGAATACGGTGCTGGGCGTGGATATATTGTTAAAGACGGCATTATTATGAGAGGTCATTCGGCATGGAGTGACAAAAAGAAGCGTCAGGAGCTTCGCTCATTGCGTGTTTCGGAATACCGCATCAGGCGTATGCGCACAATTGACGAACACTATGCGATTATCCGCCGTACTCCATTACCTTGGTTGGATCCGCCCATTGTAGAAAATATAGAATCATTGGCCGATCTCTCCGGAGAGTATTACGGGGATCAGGCACTCAAAAAAGTACTTCAGAAATTTGATAGAATAACAATCGAGAAGCGTTATGGCAAAAAATAATAAAACCGTTAAAAGAGGGGTTTACCTCTATCTTGATGGCAAGGAAATCAAGAATGATATTAATTCCATTGACTTGGAGATCAAACGCCTTCAACGTGACATTAAGGATATGACACGTGGTTCCGAAGAATACAACCGTACCATGGCGAAGATACAGAATCTTCAGGGCATACTCAAACAGCATCGCCAGGAGATAAAAGGTATTACTACAGAAACGAAGAAAGCTACTATCAGCGTTGGCAGTATGGTGGACTGGTTCAACCGTTTCGGTGGTGTTATCCTGTCTGTGGTCGGTTTTCTGACCGGTTTCACTCTCGCATTACGCGCCATCAGAGATGAACGTAACAAATTAGAAGAGTCACAAGCCGGGCTAAAAGCCTTGACCGGACTTGATGATGAAAACATTGCCTGGCTGACCGAACAGGCAAAGACACTTTCCACCACCATGACAAAAGAGGGGTTACGCGTCCGCCAGTCGGCGGCTGAAATCCTTGATGCGTTCATGTTGGTGGGTTCGGCCAAACCGGAATTGCTTGGAGATAAGGAGGCATTGAAGCAAGTAACCGAAGAAGCTATGCGGTTACAGGCGGCAGCTAAGGATATCACTCTCAATGAAGCGGTTGATTCACTTACTTTGTCTCTTAACCAATACGGTGCTGCGGCAGATCAGGCAAGTAGGTTTACCAATGTGCTGGCAGCCGGTTCCCAAGCTGGATCCGCCAATATTGCCAGTCAAGCAAAGGCAATCCGGAATGCGGGTACGGCGGCAGCTTCGGCAAATGTTCCCATTGAACAGACGGTTGCGCTGATCGAAACGCTCGCTTACCGTGGTATAAAAGATGAAGTGGCCGGAACGGGATTGAAAAAGTTCTTCCTGGTACTTCAGACCGGAGCGGATGAAACCAATCCTAAAATCGTTGGGTTGGATAAGGCACTGGAGAATCTGAAGAATAAGAATATGGATGCTGGTGCTATTAAGAAAATGTTTGGTGAAGAAGGCTATAATACTGCATCTGTAATCCTTCAGAATACGGAGATGGTGAAGGACTTCACGGCAGCTGTTACCGGTACGAATGTGGCGTATGAACAGGCAGCTATTAATAGTGATACTGCGCAGGCCAGATTAGAACAGGCGCGTAATAAAATGAAATTGGCGGCTATTGATTTGGGTGAAAAGCTAAATCCGGCTTTGGCGGTCAGCACTAATATGCTGACAAACGTTATAAAGATTCTTCCTGGGCTGATTGATTGGTGCAAAGAATGGGGGGCAACTCTTACTCTTACACTTGTTCCCGTTGTTACATATATTGGTTATTTGAAGGCGGCGGCTGTTTGCCAAATGGCACTAAATAAAGTTACTAAGTTGGCAGCAATGCTCAAAGTGCTTTATGCTGCCGCTGTAGCCAATCTTTCGGGAAATCTTACTGGTGCCAATAAGATTTTGACAATGTTCAATTCCTCATTGGTGAAAAATAAGACTGTTGTAGCGTTGGCCACTGCTGCCACATATTTATTTGCTGCTGCAAAATCTCTGTTGACTGGTAATCTCCAGAAAGCTCGCATTGCCATGGTTGCATTCAATGCCACTTGCACAAAGAATGTCTATCTGGCAGTAGCAACAGCTATTGCAGCCATTGGCGTTGCAATATACAAAGTGGCTACACGCACGACTGAAGCTGAAAAAGCCGCCAGAGACTATCAGAAACAATTGTATTTAGAACGTAACGAGCTTCAAAAACTGTTCGATGCGGCTCAACGTGCCGGAGACGGGACCAAACGCCGCAAGGAGTTAATCGACGAAATCAACCTGAAATACGGTAAATACCTGACTAACTTGTTGGATGAGCACTCCTCGCTCGAAGATATCAAGCGGGCATACCAAGACATCAACGTGGCAATGCAAACCAATATCGCCCAAAAGGTGCTTGATGAAAAGACGGAAGCAATCAGCCGTGACATGCTGGAGAAGAAGATAGACAAGATGAATAAAGTCCGCGATACGCTTTCCAAACTATTCCCAGCACACCTGACCAACGACATTACACAAAAGATTGACAAGACGGTCAGCATGGCTATCGAGAAGGGGCAGACAGCACAACAGGTTTCAATAGCTTTGGCACAGAAGATTCGCCAGTTATATGGAGGTAACAAGGATTTTGAAAACAACCTTCGCAAAGGGATTACAGCCTATGCGGACACCGTTATCAAGGAGTCCAGACGAATCAGCAAAGTAAAGGACGAACTGGCTGTATTTGTTCCCGGAGTAGGAAACACAAACGAACTGCCCGAAGCGGTTGTCATTGCAAATGCACCCAAGAAAAAAAACACGGGTGGGAATGAGTCCGAAGAAGAACGCAAAAAACGTGTCAATAAAGAGTTGGAAGACATCGAAACTGAACACATGCAGCAGATGACCCATCTGCAAAAACTGTATTTGGAGGGTGAGATTAAAACCAATGAAGAATATACGGCCTTGCAAATAGACCTGGAGAAAAAGACGTTGGATGAAAAGCTAAAAATATCGGGATTGGAACCGCATGAAAGAGAAAAGTTGCAAGTTAAAATGCTGGAGGCTCAGATTAAATTTAATGAAGAATGTAAAAAGCAGGATGAAAAAACTGAAAAGGAACGGCAGAAAACAGCGGACAAAACAGCTAAAGAGCGTCTTTCCATACGTCAAAAGCAATTACGTATCGAATTGGAAGAAGCTACCGCACACCATTATAGAAATCTTACTTCAGAAGAAGATTTTGCAAAAGAGGTTAACGACATTAGACAACGTTACTGGGAGGATTTACTTGATAACTATCAACTGACAGAGGAACAACGGACAGAAATAGATAAAGAGCAGGCCAAAGCAAAAACAGATGCCGAAAAAGAAAAGTATGAGAAAACGATGGAGATGCACAAACAATATGCATCTATGGTGGAAAGCATTGCTTCCGATTTTGGTGAAACTATCGGTGAGATGATTGCTACCGGTGAACTGTCGTTAAAAGACTTTTTGAAGGAAACGATTCTGATGGCATTGGATGCACTGGAACGTGTCATTGAAATTTCCTGTTTGGAAGTAATGGTTAAGAATTTAGCAGCAACGGCCCCCTTGTCATTTATTGGTGCAGCAAAGGCAGCCTTACAAATAGCGGCTATCAAAGCATCTTTTGCGGTGGTTAAGGGCGTGGTTGGCAATTTCTATACTGGTGGTTATACCGGTCCCGGTGCCTGGGATCAGCCTCAGGGTATCGTTCATTCCAATGAATTTGTTGCCAATCGTTTTGCAGTGGCCAATCCGAATTTACGGCCGATATTCGATATTATCGATGTGGCACAACGTACCGGAGATGTTGGCAACTTGACGGCTGAAGATATCGTAGCTGTGGCAGGATCCGGAAAGAATACGCATACCGTTCCTGCTAAGGCACCCGGAGCCAGTGCCACAACCACCACCAATGATCCGGCTATGGTGGCGATGCTGATAGAATGTACTCGCGCACTCCGGAAACTTAAAAGTCGCTTGGATGATCCGTTAGTGGCGGAGACTTATGTTACCGGTAAACGGGGTATCAATCAAGCGCAACGAGAATATAAAAAATTAGAGAATAACAAATCACGCAATAAACAATGACCGAATTATATATCGACGGACAATTGGCCTTCCTTCCTGAAGGACTCAACTTTACATTTACTTCTGAGAATCCTTATTTTACCCGCAGTTCCAATTACTCATTGGATATTGAGCTTCCCATGCCAGCCAATCATGCTATATTCAAACATATTAGCAGGCTGGATGTGACGAAGAAAAAGACTATACTTTCTGCTATGCTTATTGTGGATGCCAGGTGTCTGCTCTATGGTAGTGCGGTTTTATTGTCGGTAGAGGACACATTGGTCAAGGTACAGCTTGTATCTGGTAATGCAGAGTTTAATCTCCTAACGAATGATGATATTTACATTGACGAGTTGGAGTTGGGAGGTCCTTATATGCCTCCGCAGCCGGGAATCTTTCAATTCTTCTTACCGGAATCAGAAATGAAGGCAGCCTACGGTTCAGTAGATGAAGTGGACGGGGTTTTTCTCCCGGTATTTTATCAAGAAGCAAAAGAGGAGAATTTGGTCAATAGAGTTACGTATGAAGAGGGCACAACCAATTTTAATCCCGGTTCTAACATGTTTGTAGGAAGCTTCCAGCCCTACCTGCTTACGGCCATCAAAAAGCTGGTTGAATATTTCGGATACACCTTTGATACCACTTTCTTTGATAACAGTTTCTTGCGTAATATCTATATATGCAGTGCGGTAAACTCATTCCGTGTTGAAACGGCATTGCCACATTGGACGGTTTCCGAGTTCTTCGACGAATTAGAGAAATTTCTGGGTGTTATTACCGTTGTGGACGAGCATGCCAAAGTGGTACGCTTTGTTGAACTGAATAATTATTTCTCAAATCCCGATAAGGAAATCATTGATCACACCGCATTGTTGCGCGAATTTGCCGTCGAGATAGACGAGGAGAAGAACGATAAAGATGTAACCTCCGGCAATGTCGGTTATGATCTTCCTTCCACTTCCGATGATGGCTACTTACGACTGGACCGGTATCTGCTGAATGCTGCCAAAAAAGCAGAATATGCCAACTACCAGGATATGAAAAACGCCTATGATAGTATGGATAAGGAAGAACGGAAGAGGGTAATATTTGTCGTAGGTAAACGATACTACATCAACTACAATGAAAATGAGACAGACACACTGCGTGAAGTCAATCTTTATGCCGATCTTATCCGTGACCCGGAGTCTTACGATACGGACGCTGAGCTGAAGATTGTCCCTGCCAAGATTGTACAATATGATCGTGGTACATGGAAACGGCTGGAACATAATTTTGATGTTGTGAGAACTGACACAAGCTTAGTTTTGAATATTCCCTTAATCAGTTATTACCGCAAAAATTATAATCCGGATTGGATAATCAGTCCTCAAGGAGAAGCATTCAACATTCAGGAAGCTATCAGCGGCGATGTCGAGTTACCGGAGAAGCAACAAAAGAATGACCGTATGGAGATAGCTTTCAATACCGGACAGTTCAACCGGCAGAATGTGACCTCTAACGGACAGATCAAATCTTACAGTCATGCTTATCCCTTCACTGACTACCAACAGAAGACTGCTGCACAGCTAACGGACTTTCTTCCGTATTCGCTCAGTCTGAATGATGTTTGTCCGGACAGCATCGGCCATCGGCTTTCCATTCTGAAGATGTTTCATTCTAATATTCCCTATACCATCAACTTTCAAGCTAACCGTTTGCCGGATGTAAACAAGGTGTTTCTTATTGGAAATAAGCAATATTTGTGTGAGAAGATTGAGGCGGAAATAGATGCGAATGGACTGAATAAAGTACTGAAGGGGACTTTTTATCGGGTAGAATAAATATTTCAAAAAAATATCTGTTTTCGCAAAAATAATGTTCAAATCATTGTGTAATTACCAAAAGGTTATTATATTTGCAGTGTCATTAAGTATCGCGATCTTTTTATGACTGAAGAAGAAGAGCTAAAGGCTCGGATTGAAGCTGCGAAAAAAGACCTCAGCTTCTTTTCCCTCTATTGGGATGACATTCAGAATACTGATTGGATTTCCGATGAGGAGCTTGAGGAAGGCATCAATGATTGTCTCGATGACTTGAATGATGCACAAGACAAGCTGAATGAAAACGGTAGCCCTCCTTGAGGGGGCTACTTTTTCTCTAACATATAATTTTTAGGCTTATGGACGTACAGAAAGAATTGGGAAAATGGAAGTCGGAATATGTAAAATGCAATACTCCGGAGGAATTGGCCGACCATAAAAAACGTTTCAGGGCTTTTCTGCAGACGCTTTCACCGGAAGATAAAAAAGCGTTTGTGCAGGCGTTCCAAGATGGTGCCAGGCAATCAATCAATGAAGCCCAAGCCATTGTGAAAACAGTAGAAATCAGGCAGACCTTAGAAAAAGTATTGCCTTTCGCTTCTATGTCGTATATTGCCCAGCACTATTTTGGCAGAACACGCCAATGGCTATATCAACGGATTAACGGAAGTGCGGTAAACGGCAAACCAGCCAACTTCACCGCTGATGAACTGAATACCCTATCTTTAGCTCTATCCGAGCTTGGCGACATAATGAAAGATACTTCTCGGTCTATCGCGAGGCCGTAAGGTTTTTAATGACAGAGGGGCTTCCACGGGTTGGAAGCCTTTTTTGTTTTCTATATATTGGTTCTATGAAATATAGGTTGTTAGAAATCTCCACTTTTCTTTTGTTTTATCAATGACTTATCTTACTTTTGCAATCAAGAAATAACTACAATAAAGACGTGGGGCATACGGATTTAATTGTAAAAGGTATAAATCGCGATTAATAGAGTTTACTTTGTAGCAACATGCCCCGTTGTGAAGAGTAAGCTCTATTTTTCTAGTCAAATGGAGTATTTCAATTTTGAAGATTTAGTAGGTGATTTAAAAAATCTGAATGAAGAACAGAAATATTGGATGGTACGTACCATGGGAGGTGCTTATTACGGAGAATTTATAAGAGGAAATTACATCGCCGTTGGGTACAATAATATATCATTAGGAGATTTACAACACTTACCAGAAACAGATAATGCAGCCAAAGAAGTTTTGAAAGCAATGTTTCATCACCGTTATCCTGATATAAGAAACTCCGGTTATCCCGTTGCTCAAATTCTACGATTTGCTCGTGATATACGACAAGGTGACGTTGTTATTATTCCATCGTCAGGCGCCAGTCATGTTGCAATTGGTATTATTGATGGAAATATGTATGAGGAAAACACACCCATAATTGATGATGAGCATCATTGTGATTTCAAAAAAAGAAGGCATATTAAATGGAAATATTTTGGTAGAAGAGCAACTCTTCCTCCTGCCCTACAATTAATGTTTACTTCCAGGCATATTTTATCCGATGTAAGTAATTACGCTTCTTATATAGACAGTGTAATTCACGATTGTTATGTCAAAGAAGATGTTATGAATTTAGTTCTAAAAATTCGGACTCAAAAAGAAGTATCTTTGGATGACTTTTGCGATTTAAAAGCTGTTTCATTGTTAATTGACGATTTTTGTCAAAATTACAATATTTCCTCAGAAGCTCCTTTGAACATGAAAGTTCAAATGGAATCTCCAGGATGGTTACGATTATCGACTAAAGGAATTGGGAAACTATTGCTTTTCGGTCTATTCACCACAATACTAACTGGCGGAGGAGTTAAATTCAATAAAAAGGATGGACTGGACATCTATACTAACGGTATCGGTGGAATAATCAATGATTATCTCGATAGGAAAGCTGATAGAGAATTAGTAAGAGCAGCTGCACGAGCAATGGACTCTCTACAAATAAAGACTCCTGAAGATATGCAACCAATAATTGAAATCTTAAATGCCAAAAACGAAGGTAGGCGTAATTATTGAACCGGCAAGTAGTAGAAGGGAATAAGCAATAAAGCAACCAAAATACCGATTATGATAATTCTATAATCGGTGTTTTTTTTGTATGTCCAATCCCATGTAACGAAACATACAATTCCTTGTATCAGCAGCATTGTACTGGTACTTATTACAAGAAATGTACTTGCAAATGCTAATATATTTCTCAGACAATCGAACATACAGATTATGATTATGCCGACAAATATAAGGCAAAAATAAATATCTCCGATATGTAGGTATGTTAAAAGCCCAATAGAGATACTGGAGAAACAAAAAATCTCCGCTTTTCTTTTGTCATTCCAAAAACAACCTCTATATTTGCAGTGATCTCCATTTGAAACAGGCGACGAGTAGTTCGCCAACCGATTGCCGTTGGCATTTTTTATGCCCATCGGTTATCTATATAGTTCCGACCCCCGTGTGGAGTGTTAATGCACCCACTGCCTGTTTCAGGTGGAGATCAACGGGAAAGCGGAACTTTCTTTTTTGAAGCATGTTTTCTTATTTTTTGGGTATTGAAAGTCTGCTTTCCCGTCATCCATTAACCATATTGTTTCATTTTAATTGATCTCCAAAATGAAAAAACAACCTCAAAGCGCTCGCGGACGCTATGTATCCGCAGAGAAGGTTCAAGAACTGTTTGCCCAGTTGGGTATTGAACTGTGCGCCGGACGTAAACGTATCCGTGCAGCACGTAGCGACAAATCCATTTCCATCTATGTCAATGGTGGGACAGTCAACATCACCTTTAATGAGAAAGGAGGCAAAGAATGATGTTCTTTGTTTACCATCTGCAGACCTATTCCCCCAAGAACCGGGCATGGAAAAAGGTTATTGATTATGTAGAGAAGTATAAAGATGTTCTTATCAAGGATGAACTTTCCCTGGATGCACTCAAGCATGAAATAGGCGATGTGGTTAACCGCATCAATGTCGAACACCCCAAGATGAAACGCATGAAATGTACCGCTACCCCTTTGGGACGTGACTGTACTATACGCATCGAGGCTCATGTCATAAGTGGTGGATGCCCCGACACGGTATTCTTTCTCGATATTTGCAAGGTACGTTCCATTTATCAATTCAGTGAGAAGGCGAATATGCTGGAGCAGAAAGGAGGCAAAGAATGAATACCGAAATCAATAACATCGTATTGACTTCCTCCATCAGCGAAACCATCTCGATTTTACAAAATGGCGTTGCCGGTGCTTGTTGCAATACCATAGATAGAGCTACTGGATTAATCTTAGACTTGAAAGTCAACAATGAAGTTAGTGCTGATGACATTATATCCGTAATAAGTGATTTACGCATTGTGTCATCCATGATAAGAAGCTTGACTCCGGAAGAAGAGAAAGGAGGCGCACAATGAGCAAGAAGATAGGATTCCGTTCTTATCAAAACGACGAAGAACCGGACAAACGAGACGAATTGGAGAAGCAACAAGCCGAGCGGCAGAAAGCCATAGCAAACTTCATCGGCCAGAACTATTCACCCATCGGTACCACTTCACAGAAATGTTACAAGACCACCGCTGAACTGGTATATGAGCTGTCGAACATTGTCGATGTCGCTCCGATGGCGCTGGCCAAACAACTGTCTGATGCCGGGTACCATGTAGAATATTTGGCAGGACAACCCTACTGGGTGATGTACGAGAGAGCATAAATTCGTGCGGCTGCACCTCATTTTGTACGAACTTGTACAAATCGGTGCAGCCGCATTTATTTGATAAATAAAATGTTATGAATTATCCGCACGATTGTACGGCTTTCCCCCTATATTATAGGGTGAAGCTATTGAAACATTGCATACCTTCCCGCTTGCTCTCATCCATGACGTGCGCATAAACCAATGTCTCCTTCATGTCCGAATGCCCCAGAAGTTCCTTCAGCGCTGCAAGGTCTTTAGTATGCCTCAAATAAATGGTCGCAAAAGTATGCCTCCCTACTTTATGCGTGATAGGTTTATCAATCCCGGCAATGGCGGCAATATCCTTCAGATTACGATTCATCGTTTGATCGGCCTGAATCACCTCAAACAAAGGCCCCTTTTTCCTGGTACCGACAATTTTGAACAGCAAGTTCCGGAGTGGTTCGGAAATTGGAATCTGTATAGGTTCCGGCTTACTGTTGCGAAGCTTCATCCTGAAGTAAGTGAAATGATCTTCGGTAAATTGCTCAAGCTGGAGCTTTTTCGCATCTCCTACATGCAGGCTGCTGAAGCACAGAAACAGAAAAAACTCCAATGTCTTATGTAGTTTGTAATCCAACTCACCTGAATTGTATAACGACACAAGTCTGCCCAACTCGTCCTCATTCAAGTAAACGCAAGTGGCGGATATTCTTTTGATAGACCAGTCCTCAAATGGATTCTCGGTCATGTATCCGGCTTTATACGCGGCCAATACATATTTCTTTAATACCCCCATATTCTTATAAGCCGTATTGGCATTGTTCTCTAACCCCTTCCGCAGATGGGCGAAATAAACATCCAACCATTCATGTGTGATGTCATCAAAGGTCAGATTCGCATTAAAGTCCTTTATCTTCCGCATGACGCTCATGTGGGTCTGAAGGGTGGTCAACTCCGTACGGTGCGAAATCTTTTTCATGTGCTCCCGGACGAAATCGAAGAATGTAGGATAATCACTCGGACGGTTGTATTCTCTTAAGAAAAGATCACGCGACAGTTTCTTATCCCGAAGCCGGTATTTTACAAACACATTATTAATCCGTGCCAGGATGGTTTCAATAATCAGATTCTTGTCTGCAGCTTGCTTGTCACCGGAAGTCACTATACCTTTTTTATCGTTCCAGTTCTTCAAGGACACAGCTACTTTGGTAGAGAAATTCACCTTTTGTCTCTGTACGTAAAATGAAATCCATACGATACCGGCCGTATCGTTTTTATATTGACGAAGGTATGTTTTTATGTTTATCATGTGCTACAATCGTATTGTTTTAACATTGCGGGATACACATCGGGCTACACTGCACGATTTTTTAGGGGATTGGCAAGGTAGTTAATGTATTGAAAGCCAATAAACGACAAAAGCTCCGGCCATTTCTGGTCGAAGCTTTTCTCATTACTGGAGGTACCTGGCAGATTCGAACTGCCGTACACGGTTTTGCAGACCGCTGACTAAGCCACTCATCCAAGGTACCGGTTCTTACAAGAACTCTTTATTTCTCGTTTGCGGATGCAAAGGTAGCACTTTTTTTGAAACTACCAACTATCCGCAACAACTTTTCTTCTTTTTTTTCGTCACTCCACTGCACTCCGCACGCTTCTTATCATACAAATTCTTTAGTTCACAGCCACTTGCACAACTATCACACGGATTACCATTTTCTTTGACCCGATGAGAAAAAGAATAAATACTCATGCCAATCCGCACAGCGCAGAGCAACAACAATAAGGCTACTACCCACTCCTGCCAACTATTCA